ATTGGTGGTGGCTCTTAATGGCCAATAGGTTTTCCTCCGGCAAGAACGCGATTGCGGAGTGTGATCGATGTGGTTTTCGCTATAAGTTAAAGGAACTTAAAAGAGAGATTATCAAGACAAAGGTTTACAATCTCTTGGTATGTCCTCAGTGTTGGGATCCAGATCAACCACAGTTGCAATTGGGTATGTATCCAGTTGATGATCCACAGGCGGTCAGGAACCCAAGACCAGATTTGAGTTACGTTGCCTCTGGACTCACAAGTACTGGAACGCAAGGTGAAGGCAGTAGAGTATTTCAATGGGGCTGGAACCCTGTGGGTGGAGCAAGTAGTTTTGATGCGGTTTTAACACCAAATTACTTGATGCCAGAGGTGCAAGTTGGTACAGTTACGATAGTTACAACGTAGGAGTTAATCATGGCAAAAAGTGATATGAAAGAAGACATGGCGATGGACAAGAAACAGGACGTCGCTATGATTAAAAAAGCTTTTAAACAGCACGACTCGCAAGAGCATAAAGGCGGTAGGGGTACTAAACTCAAGCTTGCCGCTGGCGGTGTTACAAGCAAAGCAATGATGACAATGGGCCGAAATATGGCTCGTGTTGCCAACCAAAAAAATACTGGAAGGGGTCGATAATGCCTAGATTTAGTCAAAAAGAAGACGGTAAAGAAGTAGGCAGCGCTGCGGTCTACGCTGCTCCACACACAAGCACAGGCAAGCCTTTAAAATTTGAGGCAGGCGTTAGCAATAACAAAGAGTATCTTAGAAATGCTAACGTGTCTGTGGCCAACTCACACAGCAATGATTATCCTCCTACAAAAACATCTGGTATTAAGATGCGTGGTGTTGGATGCGCTACCAAAGGTGTGATGTCAAGAGGGCCAATGGCCTAAAGGTACGGCATGAACTATACGCAGTTAAAGACAGCAATCCAAGACTACACTCAAAACTACGAAACTACTTTCGTAGCGGATTTGCCTGTCTTTATCACGCAAGCTGAACAGCGTATTTATAACTCTGTTCAGTTTCCTTCCATTCGTAAGAATGTGTTGGGTATTTTGACGGCCAATAATAAATATTTAAGTTGCCCTCTTGATTATTTGTCCACGTATTCTTTAGCTATTTATACGGCTCCTGCAACAGCGCCTACGGGTTCAGGGACAGCAGGCGCGTTTACCATAACGGTGTCAAGCCCTACAGGAATTGTAGTAGGCCAGTATGTAACGGGCACAGGCATTGGTACGGGCGCTTATGTAACAGCTATCTCTACAAATACTATTTCTTTATCAATAGCCAATAGTGCTACGGTATCTGGATCAATTACGTTCCAAGGCGAATATTTGTATCTGCTCAATAAAGACGTTAATTTTATCAGGCAAGCGTACCCAACACCGACTTCTACGGGTATACCCCAATATTATGCTTTGTTTGGCCCAGCGGTTAGCGGTAGCACAATTAGTAACGAGTTGACTTTTATTCTTGGCCCAACACCTGATGCTAACTATAACGCTGAGCTGCATTATTACTATTATCCTGAGTCTATTACAACTGCATCCAGTGGTCAGACTTGGCTTGGGGACAATTTTGATACTGTGCTACTGTATGCTTCCTTGGTCGAGGCTTATACCTTTATGAAGGGTGAGACAGACATGATGACTCTGTACAACCAAAAGTTTGTTGAAGCGCTTGCATTAGCTAAACGCCTTGGAGATGGTTTGGAGCGTCAAGATGCTTACCGCACTCCCCAGTTTAGACAGGCGGTCAACTGATGTCTTTATATCAAACGGCTACTACCAGCTTTAAGGTTCAGTTAGCTCAGGGTTTGCATAACTTTGGGCCAACCAGCCCTAATACGTTTTACATTGCTTTGTTTACTGCAAACGCCACCATTAACGCGTCTACCCCTACATACAACACATCTCTTGTTGGGGAGGTTGTAGGCACAGGTTACACGCAGGGCGGTAAACAATTAACAATCACCACCACGCCTACGGCTGGGGTTACCAACGGAACAACTGCTTATTGGTCTTTTGCTGATGTAGTGTGGTCACCTGCGGCGTTTACAGCTCGAGGCGCCATGATTTACAATACAAGTCAAAGTAACGCATCTGTTTGTATTCTTGACTTTGGTGCGGATAAGACCTGTACCAACTCATTCACAATTCAATTTCCAACCGCTGTGGCCTCCAGTGCCATATTACGAATAGCTTAAAGGAGCCACCATGACAATCGAAAAACTCAAAGCCACGGACATTGTTGCTAGTGGTCTATCTTGTAATACCAAAGCCGCAGAAGATGCGCAAGCTACTGGTGTGTTCCACATGGTATGCCGTGATAAAGATGGCAACTTAAAATGGGAAGCCACTTCTAAAAACCTCGTAGTCAATGTGGGTCTTCAGTACATGGCTGGTTCAGCTTTGACTTCCGTTACACAGATTACTTCTTGGTACATTGGTTTGTATGGAGCTGGCGCTTCTAATACCCCTGCGGCTGGAGACACCATGAGTTCCCACGCTGGTTGGACAGAAGTAGTACCTTACAGCAATGCAACCCGTGTGGCTGCTACTTTTGCAACGGCTACGACAGCTAATCCATCAGTTGTGACTAACTCGGCATCTCCTGCATCATTTACGATCAACGCCACATCAACTGTGGGTGGGGCTTTCTTGACCAGCGGTAGTGCTAAGAGCGGTACTACTGGCACATTGTTCTCTGCGGCTGATTTTGGTTCGCCCGGGGATCGTTCAGTCGTATCTGGAGATTCATTGTCTGTGACCTACACATTCAGTTTGGCTGGCTGATATGTCAGCATGGGGTTCCGGTGCATGGGGTGACGGCGGCTGGGGCTTTACGGCTTTCAGTAGCACGGTTGCTGAGACTGCGACAGGAACAGATGCGGTAACAGCGTTAGCTAGTTTAGGGTCTTCGGTCAGCGAGACAGGAACGGGGACAGATGCAATAACGAGTGCTCCTGTTTATGCGAGTTCAATTACAGAAACAGCAACAGGGTCGGACGTTGTTACAGCGAAGCAGACTTTTGCGTCACCAATTGTTGAAACGGCTACGGGCAGTGATGACATCAACGCCATTAGAATTTTTTCTGCCACAATAACTGAGACGGGTACAGGGTCAGATGAGGTATTGAGTACCCCCAGTTACAAAAGCGTAATTGCGGAGACAGCGACAGGTACAGATACAACCACATCAGCGTTCCAGTTTTTTGGGTCTGTTACAGAAACGGCTTCAGGATCAGATGTAATTGTTTCGGCGTTAACAATTGGAGCAAGTCTTTCAGAGAGTGCTACTGGCACAGATTCCGTTGGGGCGAAACAAACTTTCCCAACAGTAGTCACAGAGACGGCAACAAGTGCGGACACATTAGCGGCAGCGGCGGCTTTTATAGCTTCTATTACCGAGTCAGCAACCGGAACAGATGCAGTAAGCGCACGGCGTTTATGGGAATTAATTGATGACAGCCAGTCTGTTACGTGGCAAAATGTTGATGATTCAGAATCAACGACTTGGACGGTGATTTCTACAGTTTAGGAGAATTAAATGACTACAGGCGCAACGGGCCAATTAGGGCTTGCTCTTCCAGTACAGGGGGAGTTATCCGGTACATGGGGTAACACCGTTAACAACGGGATTACTGAGTACACCAACATTGCTATTGCAGCTACGTTGACTTTAACAGGTGACGGTGCAGTAACCCTTGCAAACACCACAGGTGATGCGTCGGCTACCAATATTGTATCCAGCCTTACAGGTGCGGGTACAGTTACAGCGCAGTTTGCTATTGTTAAAATTGCGGGTACGCTTACAACTACAAAAGTAGTGACCGGCCCAAGTTACAGTAAGACATATGTAGTCGATAACACAGCCACTGGTGGCGCAGTAACATTCAAAGCATCAGGACAATCAGGCGTTTCTGTCGCTGTTGGTGAAAAATGTACTGTGTATTACAACGGCACAGACTATGTAAAAATTGCTACCAGCACGTCTGGAACAGGCACCGTAACCGCAGTATCAGTTGTATCGGCTAACGGGCTTGCAGGCACTAGTTCAGGTGGCGCAACTCCAGCTTTGACTTTATCAACATCCATTACAGGTGTTTTAAAAGGTAACGGCACTGCTATTTCTGCCGCCACTGCTGGTACAGATTACTTGGCCCCGCCTTCTGGCACTGCAATTCTTAAAGCTAACTCTGGCGGTGCTTTGGCTAACGCCACTGCTGGTACAGATTACTTGGCCCCGCCTTCTGGCACTGCAATTCTTAAAGCTAACTCTGGCGGTGCTTTGGCTAACGCCACTGCTGGTACAGATTATGTAGCCCCCGGTACAGCAACAACTTTTACTGCAACCCAGACTTTTAGTGGGTCTTCAAGTACTTTTGGTACATCACTATTGGACAGCAACGAAACTGTTAACGTAGTGGCTGCTGCACCCTCTGCGACAACCAACTTCTATATTCAGTCTGGTTCTGTTCAGTATTACACATCTAATGCAGCGAACAACTGGACGCTTAATATTGCGTTCTCTAGCGGAACATCTTTAAACACGGCATTGACTACAGGCCAATCAGTCACGTTTACTTTGGTAACTACTCAAAGCACTACGGCTTACTACAACAGTGCAGTAACAATAGATGGCACATCAGTCACGCCTAAGTGGATTGGTGGTGCGCCTACTGCGGGTAATGCGTCAGGATTTGATGTTTATAGATTTGCCGTGATTAAAACGGCAAGTGCAACATACACAGTTTTAGCATCTTTAACACAGTACAAATAATCATGCCATTACAAGAAACATCAGGTAATTCAACGCAAGACGCTTATGGTGGCGGGGTAGCGGCTATTCCTAACTACATTGAAGACGTATTTAGCACTTGGCTTTATACGGGTACAAACGCATCTCAAACAATAACAAATGGAATTGACTTAGCTACTTACGGTGGGATGTTATGGTTAAAATCTAGGAGCAATGCTTATTCGGCATGGATTACAGATAGTAGTAGGGGTGTTAGCAAAGGTCTTACTCCCTCATCTACAGCATCTCAAACAACAGATGCTACTGCTGTGACTGGATACACAACAACTGGGTTTACTTTAGGAATTGATAATGGTGGTTCTAGTAACACAACGGGTTCAACTCAAGTTGGTTGGACATTCCGCAAGCAGCCAAAGTTCTTTGATGTCGTAACTTATACGGGTAATGGAGCTAACAGAACAATATCACATAATCTCGGTTCTGTTCCTGGTTGTATTATTATTAAAAAATATGCTGGTTCTACATCTAATTGGGGTGTTTATCATACTTCTGTAGGTAATGGAACTTGTTTGTTTTTAGATGACACAGGAACAGGCGTAACAA